GTGAGATTGAGCTAATGAGTCCTTCGCAAAGAGTTCAACGTGCGACTTCGGGGACGAGCGCGGAGACCTCCGCTGAATACACGAGCGCGGAGACCAGCTCAGAATACACCAGTGCAGAGACGAGCGGTGGTTTTTTTTTGGATGGCTCGCCTCCATCTTGGCCAAGCTTCAAGTATCTAAAAGGGGAGATTAGGGGTAATCTGACGAAGACCCGCACAATGGCTATGGATGATAATGGGGTCATCCATTCTTTAGGTTACAAGTCAGATATGTATATTGAGACAGACACTCTCAACAACTCTATAAAAAGAAATACAAAAGGTAGTCATGGATTCATCGGTAATGTAGAAGCTTCCGATGGGTATACTTATTTTTTACCAGCGTATTCGACTTCTATTGCGAAGTTGAAAAGATCAACTGGAGAAATTAAACTAGAAAAGAAATTTAGTTCTTGCCCTCAAGTTAGATCTGGAGCAGAGGGTGCAAATGGTATTATTTATATGCCGTCTTATACGAAGACTTTAAAAATTTATACTTTAGATACAAAAACAGGGGAAATTGGATCATTTACTCCGCCACAAACAGGTTTCTTTGGGCATGTATGGGGGGCAGCAGCAGATCCAAATGGGAATATTTACATGCCACCAGCTTTAGGAAATAAAATCCTTAAAATAGATAAGAATGGTACAACTTTCTTGCTGGAAGGCAAGCCCGTTACTTCTGGAGTTTCTGGATTCAGTGTTAAGTATGTCGGAGCCACATATGTCAATAGTGTAAACAAGGTCTTTTGCTTACCAAGGACAGGTAAAAAGATTTTAATTATTAATTGTGCTGATGATAGCTATGAAGAGATTGATTTGCCAGAAGGATACTTAAAGGTAGCTAATAAAAATAAAAATTTCCACGGTTACCTCGCCCCTGATGGCTGGCTTTACAGCGCGTTCTGGGGAGATACTAAATGTTTTAGAGTTAACCCTCTGACTCAAGAGATCCAATGGAAGGATTATGAGTATGAGTTTATGGATGGTTGGCCAACAGCAAAAGAGGGTTCTGGCATTATGAGCCTTGGGACTGGCTACTCTACTTGCGCTACAGTGAAAGGTAAAGATGTTTTTCTTGGGCTTGCAGGAACCTCTAGAGCTATCAAGCTTGAATTTTAAAAAATGAAAGGGTATAAGCAAGTTCACCTGATTGTAAAAGATAGGGGGTTTGTATATGAGCAAGTTCAAAACACGCCAGAGTTCCACAATGAAGAAGCCGCGCTGGTATACTGGCAGAATAATAGAATAACTATACAAGATTTAAATTTTTATAATGATCCTATTGTGATTATTAGGAGAGAAGTAAACAATGTGACAGTAAAGATCTTATGACGAAGAAAGAAAACGAAGAGATTGTATCAATCAAAAAAGATATTAGTGATCTTAATGATACGATCCAGATTAGGACCAGAGGATTAAAGACGATTGCCGTATTCTTCGGTACATTGTTTGTTCTGGACGCAGCAATGCTAATTTATAGCATTTTAACGAAGTAAATCCATAATTGCAGCTTGACTTCATGTCGAAACTGTGGAGAATATGGTGCAGGACGATGGGCGAGCGAGTGTCAGACAACCCTAGGGAAGCTGACCTCGCCGCTCTCATCCGAACTTTCTGGTGGTTTGTACATATTACAACATGTGGTTTTATTATTGCAAATACTATCAGGCATTGGTAAGTAAATTAAAATTATGAAAAAATTATTATTGTTCGCGTTTGTTTGTCTGCCTTTATGGGGCGTAGCTGCTTGGCATGGTTATAAAGAACCAAAAGTACAAGTAAAAGAGACTGTCAAGGTTGTTCCTCCAGAGAAGGTGGATGCTCATGTATTTCTAACCAAATGGCAGCTTACTAAAATGCTCAAGACATTTGAGGTTGATGCTCATCCTGCTGATACTTTAAAATTCAAAACAGTAGTAAAGAGTGATGGTAATGGTTGGAGGATTTCTTCTACTCATTTGGCCAGAGGAGCTGAACCATATCCAATCCCAGAGGGGAAGTACTTTGTTATTGATTCTTCTTATGTGGATCACTCAGGCGACTTTAAATCCTGTGTTGAGTATGCCGATAGCTACAAGAACTTTCACGATTACATTGTAATTAGCGCAGAATGAGTTTTATGTACGATAGTAGGGTTATTGGACCCAAAGGATATCAGGAATTAATGGTCGTCATTTTAAATAAGGAAAAAAATCCTATTGATTCCTGTTGTTATAAAATAGACTCTCCACAAGTTCATGACTTAATGTCTGCTAAAAAAGGAGCGCACGATTTTGGAATAAAAGGTTGGAAGTTAGAGCCAGATGATCAGTACCAAGGTTTTGCTAATAAAATAATTAAATAAAAATAAAATTCTATGCAGTATATAAGAATGAGAGAAAACTCTTTGAGATATTACATGGACCCAATGTGTAAAGTCCTTCATCGAGATGGGGGTCCAGCAGTTACTTATAACAATGGTTGTGAAGAATACTGGAACCTAGGGGTCTTACACAATTCTGATGGGCCAGCTATAGAAACAAAAAACGGGAAGAAAGTTTATTATCTTTTTGGTAAAAGGTTTAATAATTATACTGATTGGGAAAAGAGTAAAAAAATCTTTAATATATCAGAATCCTCCAATAAGGTGTAAATATCATTCATGAAGATTACAGGCAAGCAAACAGTAGAAGTTGAGATATCTGAAGCTCAAAGGCATTTGATTGCTTTGGATTACATTTCAGAGATATTTGAATGGGATACAGACTACTTTATCGAAGATGGCTGGGTGATTAAAAGAGAGATAGCCCACACCTCACATTCTTTTGAATTAAAGAATAAAGTTAGGGAGGCTAGCAAAAAGGATCAATGCCTTTATGATATATTTAAGGTACTAAGGAAGCAGTCTTTTTAATCATGGTCACCTCACCCATTAAAAACACTACCATCTCCAGTATAGCGTAGACCCGCATCATATGGAGAAATATAAAGAGATTCTGGCATGTTCAGGTCTCTTATTTTTTTATTGAATTCACGAACAATATGATCATTCAGTTCAGAGGCATCATTTGTACCATAAAAACCAGTGACTTCTGCCCTGTAACTAACCCAATCTCCAGAAGTTAAACTAAAGTCGCAGTGAATCTCTCCTTGTTTTTGTCTAGGCATATTATTCTATACACGAAAAGTCGCAAGTTTAAACAGGATTTTGCCAAATATACAGAGTCCAATTTAATTAAAAATATTATTATTATCTTTTAAATTAAACGAATAATTAAAATTCATTTTTGTGTCATCATCCAAAGATGCATCTTCGGAAACTGAAATTAAAGAGCAGTTTTGAACTTGGTAGGTCTTCTCCGAAGTCTCATTAGGATTGAATTTTATAGTTAAATTTCCTTTCTCTAATACTAGACTTGATAGATCAACTCCTGTTACTTGATTCTTTAAAATAGAAACAGATATCTCACCATTTACGTTTGGATCAGGATACCTGTACTTGGGTACTTTTGAACCTATTCTAGTTACTGGAGTCCTATCTAAAGAGACATCTATAGATACAGAGGAAACGCAGTAGCTGGTTGTGTTAATACCTTCATCAAAATTTGTGCTTACTGTTATATTATTTGGATTTAAAAATGCTATATCAGAATCAGAAGTTTGGTTGTTGTACTCAAGATTATTTGTATCATTATAAGATATCGAATCTGCTTGAAAAGATACAGATCCTTCTGGAATCTCTCCAACCTCCAAGTTTAAGGAGTAATTTTGCAAATATGCACCGCTAATTTTATTTTCTCCAGCTAAATCTCTAATTTTAAAGTTTAGGCTACCTGTAGATAAAAAACCACTGTCGGTAAAAGCAAAAAAAGGATCGTTAGTTTTCTGCTCATTTAGAATAAAATCTAATTTTAATTCAGTAGTCTGATTAGAATTTAGAATTCTATTTTGAGTACCAAACTTACCCAACTCAGATAACTCTGTAAATTGTTTTTGAGAATTAAACGAGCATTCTTGAATTCCAACTAGTCTGCTCTCTGTAGAGTCTGTATAATTAAAGACCTGAGTGTCGCTGGAATTCACTCTTTTAAATGTTGGCATAAAAAAAATTACACATAATGTAAAGAAAAGGCTTGCACTGAATTAAAAATGCTTTAATATAGCGACATGCAAATCAATAAAGCGTTCAGTGAGTGCATTGGTCAAGAGTCTGTAAAGAAGTCTTTAAGCTTGTATATAGATGCTTACAAAACCACAAATCGTTTGCCGTTTTTGAATCTAACTACTCAAAAGGGTGGGGGTAAGACATTCTTTGCTCGAAAGTTTAGAGAAGCTTTGGTCAATAAAAATGGTACTAGACCTCCCATGCTTGAGATCAATGGCAAGACTATTCGTAATGCTAGAGCTTTCTTTGATCAAGTCTATCCTTTGTGGGTAGAGCATAATGCTTTTTTGTTTATTGATGAGGGACATAATCTACCAAAAGATTTGCAGGAGATTTTCTTGACTGCATTGAATGTAGACAAGAATCCAAGAAGGTCTGTGGAACTAGAGGGAATGAGGTACGACTTCGATTTCGAGAAGATTTCTCTATGTATGGCTACAACAGATCAACAGAAACTTTCTGAGCCTCTTAGAGATAGACTGAGAGATATCTCCTTTGAAGAGTATAGCCCTGAGCAACTCTATCAGATCTTCGAAGATAATCTAGAGTGTAAAGTTGACGTAGACCCTGCTGCAAAAAAAGATATTATTTCTGTTTTTCGTGGCAACCCAAGGGATGCGGTAGTTAAAGCTGAAGATGCCAAAGTCTTTTCTGCTGCTCGTTCTGCTAAGAGAATCACTAAAAAAGTTTGGGCTGATATCTGTGATACAATGGCGATCCATCCCTATGGTCTTTCTAATTCTGAAATGACAGTTGTTAAAGCTTTGGCTCAAAGGGGTTCGATGAGCTTAAATGGGCTTTCATCAGTTACTGGCTTCCAAAGGGCTGCGATCCAGAGAGATTATGAATCCATGCTGGTCAGGAAGAATCTAATGAAGATAGATGGTAAGCGTACTATTACAAAAGAAGGTAAGAGACTGGCCATTAAAATGAATTTTATATAAGCAGACTAACCTTTTAGATTTATATTATTAAGAACCCAAGGTATGACTAGATTCTCGACGCATCGAACATACGCTTCTTCATCGTTGCACTCCATAAAGGCTAATCCTGTCATCTCGAAAATCATATGGGTAACCTCGTGAACCAGTGTCCACCAGTGCTGTTCTGGATCTTTAAGACATTTTTTATTTAATTTTATTAGCTTGTCGTCCATAAAGCACTCTCCCCAGTCTTCCATCTCCTCGTAAACTACTTTGATTTTATGATCTAGTACGTTTATCGAGGATACTTTTCTCATCTATATTAATTACACTTCTTCATTGACTAAATCAACTCTTGAATTTAAAATATTATTATGACTGTAAAAGAAGAACTTGCAATGATTAAGGAGGGCCAACAAACGCTTGCTGGCTTAGATCTAGAAAAAAAGAAAGTTTATGATGAGATAGTCGAAAAAATCCAACCTGAGCCTAGATTAGAGAGCACAATGTGGGATTACATTTTCAATGGAGTCCAGTGTTATATCTACGATATCGAAGATCTACTTAAAAATAGAAAAAAATCGCTTGACTCAGAAGAATAGATATATAGAATAGCTGGGCAATGAACATATTCGTTACAGATAAAGATCCATACAAAGCAGCGCAAAATCTTTGTGATAAGCATGTATCCAAGATGATTGTCGAGACTGCCCAGATGCTTGCTAATTGTTTTACTCTCGACACCTTGGCTGAACCTGATTGCCCTAGAAGTCAAAAAGGCTCCCCTCGAAAGCATTCGTATTCCAAGCACCCGTGTACAATTTGGGCTATGAAAAACAAAAGTAATATGATGTGGTTAATCCGTCATGGTATGGCTATGGCAAGAGAAAAGAAGTTTAGAACAGCCAAGGATCATTTCTCTGAAAAGTTTATTCAATGGTGTATGCTTAATATGTATAAATCAAATGTACCTGCTGGTCATCTTTCAGAATTTGCTGTAGCGATTAGCCAAGATCAAAGATGCAGAACTCATCCTCGATTCGATACTCTTTCCGTTGTAGAGAAGTACAGAGAGTATTACAACTACGATAAATCGCGCTTTGCTAAATGGACTAAGAGGCAAGCTCCTAACTGGTACAGTGTAAAATGAAAAACTTTTTTGAAGAACTAACCTTAGCATTGGGTGCTGCTTTTCTAGGGGTAATAGTAGGTTTCTTTGTGGGTGTTGTATGCTGGGTGAAGTTTCCTTTTGTGATATATAGAACTGCTAGAGTTAAGATGGCTTTAAAGAGAATACAGGAGGCAGAGGAATATTTAGAAAGGAATGGTCAAGGCGCAAGATCTAAGGATATTTGGGCTAAACATATAGAGAGAATGGAACAGAAAAAAAATTATGACAACTGAAGAACTGATAAATCTACATATCACAACCTGTGATAATTGTAGGGATATAATGAAAAAGAAAAATAGTGATTACACTGGCGGCAAAGGAGCTACTGATGTATTTGCTAATTTCAATGCATCCTCTATATTGGATATTGATCCAGTACAAGGATTATTACTTAGAGTAATAGACAAAATTCAAAGGATTCGTAGCTTCACCAATGACAAGGAGTTAAAGGTACCAGATGAATCTGTTGAAGATGCTTGCGATGATATCGTAAATTACGCGATATTAGCAAAAGGAATGTTAAAAGACCAAAGAGCTAGAGATGCAAAAAACATTTAAAAGCAATAAAAACTGGTTGACAACTTCCCAATATACGATACTATAAGCACATGCAAGACAGTAAAATCGCTCTAGAGATCAACGGTCAGCGTTACGAGACTGAGGGTATTGACATCATTTACGCTGTTAATGACCTCCTGACCGAAGCAGGTATCCTTGAAGAGGGTGATACCCTTGAGCTTCTTGATAGAGATCAAGATTATATTCTCCATAAGTATTAAACCCAATAACAAAGAAAAAAAATGGCTAAACGTGGCAGACCAGCAGGATCAACATCTTTTGTAAATGTTGATATGAGAACACTAAACAAACTATTCAATGAGAATGTTTCTGTTCAAGTAAGTAGAATTTGGCTTAAGAACCTCGGCATCGAAGTCGAAGAGTCAAAGAATACTAAGATCAAAACCCCATCTCATGTAGAGGTTCCAAATTCAGAACCTAAGATCGAGATGAACCTTCAACCTTAATTTGCTTAAATGAATTATATTATAAGGTACGAGGTATATGATAAAAAGAATCGTTGGATGGGAGGTTACTCTACAAAGTTAGATAATGTAAAGAACTCCTCCTCTTCCTTCGATATGGCTAAGATAAATGCCTCTCAATCAAATGGGAAAGTACTGGCTATATTCAGCGACGGCTCAGAGAGCCAAGTATATCCCAAGTAAGCTCACTCATTACAGTACATAAATGAGCAGTCCAATCCTCTTGTTTATGTATTTTGTTATAAATTATAAAGTAATTTTATTTTGGGGCTAATTCCAATAGTGTTTATTACCAGTAGAATACTCTACAAACCTTATAGGTACAATAAAGTACCCAGATCAAGTAGGTACTCTAAGTCTTCGAAGAAAGTATAATTTAAAAGAATAAAAGATAATTGTTATTACGCTTATTATTATATAGAATAAAGTCATTATAAAGAACAAGCATATAAGGGATATAGATAGTATAGAAAGAAACTAAAAACATTATAAAATAAAGGATTCTAAGCTATTCTAATAGAAATAAAAGGAATGTAGGTATGTGGCCAACGCGCTAAATAAACAAATCAAATCATTCTGTACCAAATCACCTCCCCAAACCCAACCAAACCAACCAAAATAAAACGCCATTTTGCGCGGGTTACGCTTAATAAACACAATTAAACAGCTTTTTGGCAAATAAACACAAATTTTTTTAAACTTTTACTGGCCTTAATAAAACTTTTTAAAATAAACGAGTGCCAGCCTAGGGGTAAATAAACACCCCATACCTGCTTTTTTAAAAAAAATAAACAAACCATTATGTACCAATGAAACACAGTGAGCAAGCAAATAAGCATGAGTTCGAAGTAGATCCTGAACAAGCCGACCGACTGCGGCAGATGCTGGGCCTAGGTTCTAACTTCAGGCCAAAGGAATTTAAACAAACAAAAAACAAGCGCAGATTACGCGCGAAGATTGCCAGATTTTTTGGCAAATAAGGTTGCCCGATTTAATCGCAAATAAGTATATAGTAGAACCCGCCTCCTGAAAAGGAGCGCGGGCTTTTATTTGAGCAGCAGTTCGAAGACCTTCACGACCATCCCGCAGGAGAATAGACATGAAAGCAACAGCATACAAATAAACACAACGTTCTCAAAGAAGGTTCGATGATTCTCATTCTTGTACATATAGTCATTATACCAAAAGTGGCTAAAGGTTAAAGGAAATACTTGCAAATAAACGCCAGTACATTTTGTTTTATTGTTTTATATATTGATTGATTTATTAAATCCAAAAACCTCTCTAAGTGACTGATTAGTAAGGAGTTAGGAGGCTCCGCCCGCCCCCGCCCGCTAACACGCTGATAGTCAACGAGTTACGGGGGTTTTTTATTCAATCCTCATCTGGCAATGGCTCCTTTCCATAGTCGAGAAAGTGCATATGCTGCTTGGCGTACTGGTAAATCTCAGTCATTGCTTCCTTAATCTCTTCTCTTTCTTGATAAGCTTTGTCCCAAGCTTCACCCCCAAGAGGGTAGTAATCTCTCTCATGGAAGTCTGTATCATAAAGGAGTTTGACTTGAGCGTCGCTTACAGCGCAAAACAAATTATTGTATTGTCTGCGTAGACTATCCTCATCCGATCCATTCATGTGGATGCACGGCATTGTATATTTTTTAATCATAATTTAAATTCTTTCTGTTACTTGTTCGACGACTAAGACAAAGCCCAACTCTTTTAGAGCCTCAATGTCATAGTGAGTTAAAGTTTTTCTTCCTGTTAGTTTCTTTATAGAATTCCTTACAGATTCTTTTTTTACATAAGTTAGGGTATTACCGTAAACTTCTTTTCTTTCTACTTCTATTGTCATGTCTATTTTCTGTAGTTAGGATGCCAAGTTGGGAATTCTACTTTTGGGGCCAATTCCGTATAGCCTAGTTCTGTGAAATGTTCATGCAGTGAAAACGCTCCATGCAAGCATATTTCAAAAAACACTTGTTTCTTTTCGTCAGTATATTCAAAGCAGCAATCTGCTCTCCCCGTCTCACACTTAGTTACTCTAAATGTTTTAGGGAATACCCCCGTCAATTTAACTGTTGGTGTTTCGTTGTTCATCTTTTGCTTGTTGTATTTTTTTCTTTCTGTCGTTTCTGTCGTGGAACCATGCGGAACCGTATCTAATGTTTCTTGATTTAAAGAATTCATCGCAAGCTTCGCTCACTGTACGAGCAATGTTTGCGGGTAGGACATCGTACATCCCGAAATTCTTTTGAGAGGATTGCTGGATTATTTCTTTCTTATCGATAGCTTTCTTAAGGAAAGGATCGTGTTCTATATCGGATTGATTAACAGAGTTGTCTCTTGTGGAAGTGTTCATTTATTTTATTTCTTTGATGATTTCCAAAAGGGATTGTTTATCGACATTGATCATTATTTCAATCTCATCTTTGTCGTCGCCTAAGAATAGAAGGCAAACTTCATTTGGATTATCGGGGACGGGTCTTTGTGCTGTTAATTTCATCTTTTGAAAAGGTCTACTATTATAACTATTAAGGCTCCTACTACAACTAAACTGATATGGATTTCTCCTATGTCCATTATGTCGGCTCCACAACAAAACCTGTTTCGTCTTTTTTAGCAAGACCTTTCTCGACTAATCCAACGATCACACCTTTAGGATCTTTAAAGCGCAAATCGGTTTTGTCTCCGTCTACCACTTTGTATCCCATATATTTTTTAGGGAGGGAACCACGGAAAACCACAGCGACGTTGCCACCTAACTCAAGAATTGTTTTTATCTTGTAATCACTTGTTGCTTCACTGCGGGAAAATGTGAGGTGATAGTTTTTAGGCATTTTGCCATCAAGCCAAGCTCTCATCCTGTAAAACCCTTTGGTGTAATCATAGAATTTTACTTTGGGGAACTCTTCCATAACATTCAAAGAGCAGATTGGAGGCTTTGTTGTCCTCCCCTTGCGGATATTCTCCCAAGGAATATCTGAGGTTAGATTTAGGCGAAAGCATGGAATCATTTTATTTTTGGCCGCGCTAACGATTGCCTTGCTGATTTCAATCCTTAAGTCTGACATAAATCCAACCTGATCTTTAAAGAATCTTTTGGTTTTGTTAATTCTGGAATCTTGTACGTTCGGCATACAACCACGCCCCGCAGTATCTAAACAAGCAGCACGACAACCCGCGCTTGCCCATTTGCAGACATTATAACCTGATTTATTGGCGGGAGAAAGATGGAGCCCGAATGTACGGTAGCCAAGCACTTCGCCCTTAACTGTTTTAGTGTTACCTTGATTAAGTAATTTCATAGCAGAAGTATTTTGACAGGATTTTTAACTCACACAAGCCTTTTTTAAGTATTATTAATTTTTTTTAAATGCTTGACTTCGCATTAATTATAAAAACCTCGTAACTCATTGATTGATAGAGACTTAGAAGGCGGGGGCCGCCCCCGCCCGATAACCCGTTGATAGACAGTGACTTAGAGCGTTTATTTTTTTATTGACAAAAGAAAAACCCCGCCCCCCATGCAGAGGGGACGGGGCTTGCTATGTCTACCCAGAAATTTATGCGGGGAGTACTAGGGCCGACTCCTTATCCTCCTGAGATATAATCTCCGAAGTATGGTTGGCGAACTTGTCAAAAATGGATTGCATCCGCATAGTACGGTCTGCAAGCTTGGTGAGATCGCCACCCTTGAGATTCTCAGTGATGGAGTTGTAGAGGGTCCAGAGAGAACCGCCTTTGAACTCCTCGTGGCGAGGGTTGCGGAACTCCTCGACGGCCTTGTAGATGTCGCGAGCAGGGAAAGCCTTGGCATCGACCAAGTCAACAATCATAGCAGCGGCATCACGGACCTCGGTCTGCTGGTAAGCATCAATGCGCTTGCCCATATCCTGCCAGTGGGAAGTGACACGGGCAACGGCTGAAGCCAGAACACGGGGAAGGTCACCCAAAATGTGGGTGGTGTGACGGCGAGCAAGCTTAACATCCGAAGAGAAGCAAAGGTTTTCGCAAACCATCATCTGATTACCCGCAGCGATAGAAGCGGCAAAAGACTTGTCGTGAGCATTCCGAAGGCCCAAAACAATGCGGCGATCATCGCCAGTAACATCCTGACCCTTAAGGGCGAACCCTCCGAAGTAGCGAAGGCCACCACGGGCAAGAGCGTGTTCCTCCTCGGTAACCTCAAGACCTGCGCGGCCAAGAGTTTCGCGAGTCATCTTCACCAAGTGGTGATGCGGGATTGGAGTATGGGACTCTGTACCCTCTGGGGTTTGAACTCCAGCGAGTTGCTCCGAATCGACTTTGTTTTTTGCGTAGATAAGCATAATAGTAGTTAGGTTAAAAACGAGAGACTGTCTCTCGACAGGGGAATTATGACAGAAAACAGATTGTGTGCAACACCTTTTTAATCTTTTTTTGCAGAAAAAAATGCGCTAACAATGCCAAATATTTTAACAAATAAACTTGACTAACATCGCCAGATATTTAAGCAAATAATCGGCTAATATTGCTTAGGTTAACAGCAAATAAACCAAATATTTTACAACTCACTGACGCTCAGGCAGTTACAGAGGCTAATTAAAAGAAAAAACCTCCTAACTCACTGATACTCAACGAGTTAGAAGGCGGGGCCACGCGCTGCGCTCTAAGACGCTGATAATCAACGACTTAGAAAGCTTTTTTTATATATCCATGTACTCTCCGATTTCCTTGCCGCCTTGCCAAGCATGCCAGCCCTCCACGGATATGCCTGAGCAGTAGTCGGCCTTAGCGTCCCCCTCGGAGAGATTTCTCCAAGCGATCTGTGAGGCTTTTTCGGAAGCGGCCTTGGGAGAGCGCGACATGGCGACTCCTGTGTAAACTCCTGTGCTGGCGACTATGTAGTAACTGAATTTGTACATGAGCGGAGAGTAACAGAAGAATTTGTTTTTGGCAATACTTTTTTATATAAAAGTGTAAAAAAAAGACTCCCTTTCGGGAGCCTTGAAAAGCGATTTGGATCACTTGGTGTTTTCAGGAGTGGGGTCAGGCGTGGAGGCTTCCGCGATACGGGCGAGACGCTCATCCTCCGCTTGCCACTCGCGATAATCCTCATTAGAGAGTTGCTCGCGTACCTTGCGGTATCCGTCATATTGTGCTTGCAGGGCTTCCCAGTCGGTGGTGGTATGTATATTAAACATGGCCGAAGGGTACAAAAACTGTAGGGTATGGCAAGCTTTTTTATTTATTTTTTTTGCCTCGTAAGTCTTTGATTGATAGTGGGTTAGAAGGCGGGGCGGGGCCGCGACCTCTAAGTTACTTGTACTCAGTGAGTTACGAAGCTTTTTGCTTTATTTGTTTGGGGGTATATGTCAACTAAAAAAAGATTTATTTTTATGCTTTACAAAAGAAAAACCCCGCCCCCAAACCAAAAGGGGGCGAGGCTATGTACTAGGCTTTTATGCAGTTACCTAGTCGGCGATGAATTAACCAGAGAAGAAATGAACACCCCGCTGCATTACCGCCTTACTAATCAAAACAAAGGGTTTACCCTCTGGAGCATTGAGTTAGCAAGGATTCTACACACAATACCTAAAAAAGAGTTTTGATCATTTGGATTGCGGTGGCGAAGCGGCCTTTCACCTTGGTGATACCTGCAACGTGGAGGGTGCGGAACTTGCGCTCCCCTGCGTCGTCGAGGTCGCGGGTGGCAGCTACAACATAACGCTTGCCATTGGATTCGGCGAATCCATCGGTCTGGATTTCTTCCACAAGAAAGTTTCTGATACCGTCAGCCTTGATGCTGCTTTGCCCAGCATTGGCGTAGGTGATCACGCGCTTGGTGAGTTTACATTCAAGGGCGTATGGTGTTAGTGTGTATAGGTTTTTCATCAGGGATAGTTTAAAGGTTTTGAGAGATCTTGTCGAGGATATTTCTGCGATTTTCCGCTTTTATTTTTTGGTCTTGCTCCCACTCCCGAAGCTCAAGGTTTCCAGCGATTACCATGAGCAGAGTGAGGCCAGTGAGACAGAGAAAGGTTTTCATATTACTTAGAGGATTTGATGAGGAGCTTGGCGATCTTGTTGCTGACAGAAAGCATCTTGCGAGTTGGCTTAACTGGCATTCCCTTGAATTCCGAATCGAAACGGTAAGAGAGGAGTTTGCGAGCTTGGAATTTGAGTTCTTTCTGGTATGCTTGTTGCTGTGTCATGTGAGAAGTATAGTTGAATTGGGGCTGGAGTCAACCCCTTTTTAAATGTTTTTTAATTATTTTTCAATGCGCCCGAAGTGAAGAGTCTTGAACACTTGCTTGTTGCTAGTCTTGCTATCGTGACTCTTGTCAACGACCTTGCACACTGCGAACTCATTTGTCATGCGCTCGATACCACGAAGGATATACATACGAGGATTGCCGTTGTTGGCGGTATAGTAAACAAACTGTTTTCCTGTTAGGCTAGTGATGCTTTCTTTAGTGATCATGCGGAGAGTATAGGGTCAGACCACCAGAATTAAAAGCTTTTTTTGCATAAAATTAATTTATTTTTTTATCTAAAAAGCTTGACATGAGGTTAGATTATATTATGGGGAAAAACCTCGTAAGTCGTTGATACTCAAGGGGTTAGAAGGCGGGGCGGGGCGCTCCGCGCTAAGTCGTTGTCGCTCAGTGAGTTAGAGAGTTTTTTTATTAAATGTTTTTATTTACTTTTTTTACCCTAAAAGGCTTGACACTCTCACCGTTCTGATTTAAAATGGTGGCATATTTCTGCGAGGGCTATGCCAGACCCACGATCACTCCTTATTTAACGTCTTACGGATCGCTTAACCGTGTTTATACTCACTTGACGAAAGTTTATTGATCTAGGTTTTGCGCTAAGAGCGCGGCGAGACCCTGAGGCTCCTCCTTCTTCTCTTGTCTTAGTCCTATGGAGATTTCAAACTCATGAAGAGCGTATTCTAGATCTTCAGCTATATTTTTGCGTTGTTCAAAGTTTTTAGCTTTAGAGCGGGTTTTAAGATGTGATATCTTCCAAGCTAGACATTCTCTTAACCAATTTAAAGATTTGATTTGTTTAAATGTCCCTGATAAGTCTATTTTATCTTCGTTCATATTATTTTTATTTACTTGCCGTAGATCCAGCGAAGCTCATCACTCCACTCCTTGACCATCTCAGCCTCGGCCCCTTGTGGATTCTTGCAAGCTGCACCGATCCACTTTCTGATCATGCGCTGAAGCTTTTTCATCCTGCGCCATTCCATCCAATGCACACCAATGGCGAAAGGGTAAGTGAGAATGAGAATGGCTTTGCCCTTAGTGTCTTGGTCTTTGAAGTTGTGTAGGTTCATAGTGTTAGTGTACTGCTTTTACTTTGTTATCTCTGAATGCACCGAGTGCGTCGTTTAGGTGTTTGGCTATGTGAGGGTCAGTTGCCCTAAGTAGCCAGATAGCCTCTGAAACTTTATAGTCTAATTCAAGGGCAGCTTTCCGCTCCTGCATAAAGTTGTTGAAGTTTAGATTGGCTCTCTCTTGGGAGAGTTCGAATGCTGTGTCAGTCATGGGAGTATTCTAGTATAGAGTTGGGGTTAGTGTAAAGATTTATTTTGATTTTTTAAAGACTACTTTGCCAGTCTCCATAGTAGCTTTCCAGTCGATAGGGTTGGCGTTGCGCTGTTCTTCGCGCTTCATTGTGTCCTTGGCAAGTGACTCGCGAGCATCTAAAACTCTTTCGTGGTAAGTACGGCCTGTGTTGTTTTGCTTCATGTGAGTAGTATACATTAAAAAGTGATTTAAAAAAGCTTTTTCTGCTATTATTTTAATTTATTTACTTATCCAACCGAACTTAAAAAAGTCAAAGTGACCATTGTCATTGCCATACTTAAGATATTCCTTGACGATCTCTGAACCGTACTTATCTTCGATGTCTTTGTACACACTGCCAGCAAACACCTCATCCATGATCTGAAAGAATAAACTCTTGTTCATGCCTCCACCATCTTCGTTGGCGTAGTTAAAAGGCTGCATCTCTTCTTGTTTCTTCATGGGTAGATTTTACCATAGTATCGACTAAACTAAAAGCTTTTTTTACATATAAATGCATTTTTTATTTAGGGGAGGGGTTTTCTGAAAATTTTTACTTTTTCGCTTGACAGCATCTGAGCGGG